TTCTGAACAGTTAATCATCATCCAGTCTGTGTCTAATTCGTTACATAATGCTTTTGCAACTGTGGTTTTACCGCAACCTGCACTTCCAGACAGGAGTAAGTTTTGAGATTCACCAGATTCAACCATGTCTTTGAATGTTTTCTTTAATCGTTCTGGTAAAACACATTCATCGATTGTTGTTGGTCTATATTTTTCTACCCACAAATATGATTTATTTTCAGTCATTGTTGTTGTCATATGTTTATTGTAACTCACTGGCAATAACTTTGTCAATTGTGTTCTCATACAGTACGGTAAGTCCAAGTGAACAAGAAAGATAAAATTCTGCATTAGCACCTTGACTCATTTGCCATCCTTCTAACATATAAATCGCATCGCATTTATCACAAATAACATCCAAATCACGCTTCATTATCTTCCTATTTACATCTCTGTGGAATGAATCCCCATCTGGATCAAAGTCGTCTGGTTCACAGTACAAACCTTGTGTATCTTTAGAGTTTTCATCAAGAGTAGCGGGGTTAATAACATCCCATCCCAATTTTGATAACATCTTTTCTGCTCTATCAAATGCTTCATAATTCCAATTTGGTTTTCCCCTCATTGGACCGGCAATGTAAATAGTTTTACCTCTCATTGTATTTTGAGCATGGCTCCATAGCGACCCAATACTTCAAACTCCTATTTTTATTAGTAAATTTGGCAACACTGTTTTCACAGATTTCAATGTCATAATCACCAGTCAACATTTTAAGATTTTCTACCTTAAAATAAAATTCAAAATCGCTATCTCCATCATGGTCACCAATATTCATTGAATAGGTGTTTGATGAAGGATCTTTTTTATCGTGTACTGTCATCACGACTTTATCATCTTCAGAAGAAATCTTTAGGTCTGGTATTTGAAGCACGGAAGCAGATCGTTGTATTTCTTTGAAATCATATTCGAAAAGTTCGCATTCTACAACTGTTGGTGGCATTTTAATTTCTTTAGTGATTGTGGTCAAAAGTTTAGGTTCACAGTAGTAATATACAACCTTTGAACCATTATCACCTTCTATTGTAACGTATTTGTCATCAAAATCAAACGTTGGTGATTCAAATAGCGACACAGTACCTAAAAATTTGTTCAAATCCCAGATTCCGAACTGGGTATCAAAATCTTCTTCTACTGTCGCTTCTGCTAGAACGTTTTTATAATTAGAAATCGTTCTTATTTTGTTTCCCTCTTTAACTAGTATATTAGAATTGATACTAGAAAAGTTTTTGAGCAATTCAAGGGTTTCTGCTGATATACTCATTTTGCTTGCTGTTGTTGTCATAAGTTGTTCTCCATTTGTTTATTATACTATAAAGGCTGATTGTGGTCAATTATCTTTTTCCCAATAATAATCAGAATAGTCTTCATATTCTTCTGGTTTGCACAAATTTACCATGTCTTTAATTGTTTTCTTTTCAGAATGTCTAGATTTTTTGTTAGTTTGTTTCTTTTTAGATTTATTAATAAATCTAATTTTCTTTTTATTGTTTTTCTTGTTTTTCCTTTTCATTTTTAAATTAAGATGTCTGCCATCTCTCCTAGTTTCACATCTACCAAATAATTGAATACTTTGGATTTATCACCTATAATAGGTTCTGACCATTTATCCAAAATTTTGTCTTTAAATTCTTGTGGAATACAAGACATATCAATCATGGTTTTATTTCTTACCCAGTTATCAACGTATTTAACACCCTTTATGTTAAAATCTATTTTATTTAAAACATAGTGATCTATTGCTTCTTTTAAACGTTTTTTTGTCATTATTGTTTGTTTTTTGTCAGAGTTAATAATAGCATCGTCATCAGATAATACGTTGGGTATTCCATCTGAAACATCACCTTTGACCATATGTTCTACCAAAAATCCCTCAGGGTCATCACATTTGATTATTTTTTTCTTATTTGGACTATATTGTTCAACATTTGGAAATCTTTGTAACTGTTGAAAATCTTTATCAGAAGAAACAATCAATATTTTATCTTTATTATAATAGTTTTCAACCAAAACAGATATAATGTCATCTGCTTCTACACCAGTAAGATATATTGATTTCCATGGAAATATTTGTTTTATTTCTTCTCTGACGGTTTTAAAATGACCATATATTTTGCTCCAGTCAATACCATCGTCTTTTTGTTGTTTTTTTCTGCTGGCTTTGTACTCTGGGAATACATCTTTTCGCCAATATCCACCAACATCATAACATAAAACTATATCACCATATTTGTCTTTAAATTGGTTATTAAATCTGCTTATACCAAGAAGTGTTGCTCTTCGAACATCGTTTTCAGTAATATCTTTTAGTTCTTCTTTGCTAAAAAGAGAAAACAAAGTAGCAATCATTGTTTGATTTGTGTCTAATAAAATCATTAGTTAAAACACCCTCAATATCACACAGTTTTTGTTTAGTCTTTCCCTGACTGGTTTTTCCATAGTCTTAACGTTTTTTATATGTTCTATTGCAAATTTTTTAGCAACACTTTTGACCATATGTATGCTGTGTTTAGGGTTACGTAGTTTTTTAATCAATGATTCTTCTTTATCAAATCCTATTATTGATGCACCTTGAACAGATAACCCATAATTACCTTTAGCAGTATAAAGATAAATTAATCTGCTCTGAGTGTTGTATATAATTAACATATTCGCACCGATTATTTCTTTCGGGTCTATGGATGTTAGACCTAAATCATCAAATTTTTCCATATAGGGAAGTTTTTTAACTTTCATTGCCGGTGTTGTAGATTTCTTTTTCTTCTTTTTACCTTGTTTATTAGTTAACCTTTTATTCGAATATTTTTTAGCAACATCAACAATATTGGTTATAAATTCAATTAATCGTGTATGATATCGTCTTTTCAACCATTCATACGCTTCTACTAGTTGCTCATCTTCACCATCAAGGGCTAATTTTAACTCGTTTAAAATAGGATTGATATTATTCATTATTTCGACAGCAAATTCTGGTTTTATGTTGTTAGATTTAAAATAATCCTCTGGTTTAAACCAATCTTTCTTTTTAATCTTAGGATGTTCGATAATCCTATCGATTTCCATGTTTATTTTATAAAGGTATTCACCTAATTGATATTTAAATTTTTCTTTAGGATCTGCTTTTATTTTGTTTTGTTGGGATTTTTTAGCCGCTTCTGAAGAACGTTTTCTAACAGAAGCAGTATCACCTTTTATTTCTGAAAGACCGTTGTTAATCTTGTTCTGAATAAACTCAACAGGACACCCTTTTTCAAGAAGTCTACAGGCAGCACCAGTTTCTTCATAATCAGATTTGTTTCCGTTTCTGTAGTTTTTTACCTCTTTAACACCAATATTGTCTTTTACGTATTTAAGAGTCCACTGCTTCAACTGCTTTGGTGTAGCATATACTCTATACCAGTATAAAGATTTCACAACTTTGAAAGGGGCATCTTCAGCAGATATGTTCGAATCCCATTCTGGTTCTGGTACGGTTGTAAGTTGTTTTTTACTCATAATACTATTATATCACAGAGGCTTTTTGAAAACAAATACTGGTTCATATTTAAGGTATTTACCATTAACCCTACAGTAGTTTTTACACATAGGTACACCATTCTCGTCCAATCTATTTTGGCCGGGCATTAACTCCATCGCCATTTTAAGTGTATATTGGTATTCCATACCAAGAGATTCTAATATGTCACGTGAGTCTTGTTCTAACGGAAGGAATTTCTTTTTACCGCTACCAATTAACAAATCTGCAACATTCCATAATAGATATCTGTTTGGTTTTAAATATTCAACACAAGTTTCCAGTGTAGGTGCTAAGAATCCGTGTCGCCATGATTCGTAGGATGACCCAAACTTTTTATATGATTGGTTAGAGTCTTGACTATACGCTTCTCTGTTGAAATAAGGTGGTGAGGTAAAGATAAGGTCGACTTTTCCTCTGTATTTTTTGAACTCTGGGTTGAGGTGGATGTCTTCTGAGCATTCTTGGAAAACGTCGTAAGTATTTGTTTCGGAAAATATAGGATTTCCACGATAAGTTTTGGTATTGTAAAAATCAGCGATAGACTCATATTTACTGTAATCACCGTTGCTGATAAAATTATCAGGATTTGGATCAGTACCAACATAGTGAATCCGCCTATCATCGCTAACAGCCATAGCACCAAGTATGCGACCACCCCAGCCAGCAGACGGATCATATATATTAATAACTTCTTGGTCTTTGAGATCTTCTGTGAATCGCTCATATAAGTATTTAGCAGTCATAGATGGGAAATTAACGGCAACTTGAATATATCCAATTCTGAAGGAGGCAAAACCACGTGGAAAAATCTTTTTATCTTTTTTATAAACACGAATATTGTATACCATGTTATCGGGCATTTCATCAATGTCAAACGTTGAATGATTTCGGTATTCTAACCATCCCTTTTCTTTATATTCCTTAACTTGTTCTCTACTTAAGTGCAAAATGTCAGATTGTTGGACTTGGTAGTATCCACTATTCACTCCTTCTTTCATCTTGGTTTGTTCAAGGATAAAATCATAACCTTTAAAAATCTTTGGACTATTATGAAATGCCTCCATCCACTCTTCACCGTTATCCACACTTACCACTGAATACTTGTCATCGTTGCATAGTGCTGACTTTGCATGCTCATAAAGAGAATCCCTTCGAAAGTGACGCATTGATGCTTTTACCATTCTCTCTAGAAATCGATCTTCTGCGAATAAATCATATATAGAATAACCAGTATCTTTTTCAGTGTAGTTGATACGAGTCTTCATCATATTGCTGAACCATTGGTCTGCTTCACCGCCAATACGAGATTTGTTTATAATAACATCATCATCAATATCAGATAACTCGTCTGTAAAAGTAAATTCGTGAACAGGAAATTCTGCCATTTTGTTGAATTGCTCTATTATGGAATCTTCAGACTTACCAATTCTTGGTGGACAACCATATAAATCCCAAGATTCTTTGACTGTTTCACGCATCTTAATAACCCAATCTCTAAACTCATCAGGTGTCATTTCAACCAAGTCTTGATAATAACAATTCATTTCTGAATTGATTACATGGTTGTTTCTCTCATAAAATGTTTTAGTTTCTGTTGTAGTCATGTTGCACTTTCTAATTTAGAGAAGTTTCCTTTTTTCACAAAGTTGATATGATTTTTAAACCTGTCCATTAATTGGTCTGCTTTATGTGTAATAACAAAAACATTGGATTTCCTACCAAAACTATCTAAAATCTTAAGAAATTCTTCAGTTCCAACAGAGTCTAAACTAGAATCAAATATTTCATCCAAAATCAAAAGATTACAGTGAACGCTGTTTTTCATCCTTGCTATTTCTCTCCAAGCAAGCAATAAAGACAAATCAATTCTCAACCGTTCACCCTCACTAAAGTTGAAATAGGTGAAATCATCTCTGTATCTGCTTTTTATAGTTTCGTTAAAAGCATCATCTAGAGTAAACTGACAAAAAAACCCCATAGATGTTAGATACTGGTTGATGATTTTATTCATAACAGGAAGGTAATGACCAATAATTTTGGACTTAATACCTGTATCTTTCAACAGTATATTTGATGTTTCATAGTCTGATTTGTCATTTAATAATTCATCTTTTTCAGAAATACAATCGTTTTTTTGGTCATTAAATTTTATTAAGTTTTCTTTTTCATCTTCAAGACCGTCTATGTCATCAGATATTTCTTTTATTGTCTTGTTTATTTGTGTAACATATCTGTTACATGCGGAAATAGAACTGTTGTCACTAGAAATTTGTTTTTCCACGTTTCTTATTTCATTAAAAGTTGTATTCATTTCAGACAAAAGACCTTCAGTTTCAGATATGGTATCACCTATTTGTTCTATTGCATCTGATAACTCTTTTGATTTGTCTTTTTTAGAAGACATTTTTTTATTTTTATGATTGTCGGTGATTTCTTGGTCACAAGTTGGACAAGAACTATTGTTTGTATAAAAATCGATGTCGTTTTTTACCTTTTTAATATTCCTCTTTAGTTGCTTTTCTATGTTTTCGGCCTTAGACAATTTAGATGACAATTTGCTTTCATCTACAGTTAGTTCCATTAAAGAGTCCAAAATATCCTGCTTTTCTTTGACTTTTTCTTCCAATTCTTTTATTTGGTTGTAAGTTTTTTCCAATTCATCTTCATAGTTTTTTATGGATTCCTCAGATTTTTCTTCCATTTTAACAATCAAATTTTTATGACCATCTATTTTGGTTTCTAACAACTCGATCTGATTTGAAACTTTAGTAATTTCATTTTTATTTTCTGAAATTTTAACTTTTAAAAAATTACTCATAGTAGAAAACACGTTGATATCAAGCAAGTCTTCTACAATTTTTCTTCTATCTTTAGCAGGCAACTTCATGAAGGGTACATAGTTAGATGACCCTAATATCACCACCTGACAAAATGCCTTATACGACATTTTAAGTATTTGATCTTCTAGTATTTTTTGGTAGTCTAATACAGTAGCATCTTGGGGGATTAAAATGTCATCTTTATAAATTTCAAATATAGACGGTTTCAATCCCCTAACTATTTTATACTCATGGTTGTTAGTAGAAAACTCCAGTTCAACCACGCAGTCTTTTCCATTGATGCTATTGATTATATTTGATATCTTCCTTCTACCGCTAAGCGAAATCCCTCTGAAGGAATTACCATATAGTGCAAAAGTCAATGCATCAAGCATTGTTGATTTACCTGCACCATTGTCACCCGATACCAAAACAGTACCGTATTTGTCCAAATATACTTCAATGAAGGAGTTACCAGTTGATAACAAGTTTTTCCACCGAATAGTCTTAAATGTTAACATTTTTTATCACCTACAATGTTAGTTGTTGAATATTTACCTATTTTAGCAAAAAACATTGGTTCATATTTACAAAACTCAGAACCTATCACCTCTTTATCACCATATTCGTCACCAACAATCATAACATCTGGTTTATAAACATCTCTTATGAGTCTTCTTAAATCATCGTCAGAATTGAATATATCAACATTATCAATATATCTGATAGACATCAGCATCTCAAATCTATCAGATACGGTGTTTATTGGTCTGTTTTCACCTTTATTTTGTTTTATTCTTTCATCAGAATCTATGCCAACTATTACCACCCCTTCTGGACCAGCAACATCGTAACACTTTTTAAACAACTCAATGTGTCCTCTGTGTAATACATCAAAACACCCGTTAGTCCAAACTACGTTAGATTTTAAATCTTTAAAAGACATAATATATTGTTCTCCATATTCATATTATACCACAGTGTTCTCCACACAGATATTTTATGGTGGTCTGACCATATGACATGCATATTTTCTGACCCATATCT